AGTGCATTGATATGGCAACGCACACACGCGCGGCACTTGACCGCGTGACCGGCACTTATTCCGGGGTAAACGTGCAAAGCATCCAATACCTTGGCGAGATTATCGATTTTGACGAGGCACAGAGGACGTATAACATAACAGCGGACTACGATGTAAGGATAAGCCGCACAGACTTCGAGATAGCGCAAGGAAGCCCTATTACAGGCGTTACGTTGGGCGAATTGTCGGACGTAGATGTAACCGGCGTAACGGACGGGCAGGTATTAGCTTACGATGCAGCGGCGCAGGAATGGCAACCGGCAGACGACGCGGGCGGCGTGACGGAGTTGGGCCAGTTGACAGACGTACAATTTGGACAGGGCGGACCGGAAACGGGCGAGCTTCTAAAGTACGACGGCAGCGAATGGACAAACGACAGCATCGTAAAAAGCGAAGTGGGGTTAGGCAATGTGGACAACACCAGTGACGCGGACAAACCTGTAAGCACGGCCACGCAAACGGCACTAAGCGCCAAGGCAAACAGCGCAGACTTTAGCAACGTCGACAATACCAGCGACGCGGATAAGCCGGTAAGCACAGCCACGCAGACAGCGTTAAATGCAAAGGCCGATACTAGCGCCGTACCTACGGATTTAAACGACTTGAGCGACGTTACAATAGTCGGCACGCCGGCAGGTAATCAGGCGCTGATATACGACGCCACAGCCGGCGCGTTTAAATCGCAGGTGAGTTACACCAACCGTTTCGAAGATGAGGTTGAAACGGGCCTGCAAATGCCTAGCGTTTATTTTGAACGCGGGTATAGTGTCAAGTCAGAAGGTGACGGAATTTTTATAGACGCTTCGCCCGATACACCAACAGCGGGCAAAGTAATCGTTCGAAAGATTTACCACAAAACGGGGTTTATTACAGACGCCGATGTTATTGGTGACTACACATTGATCCACACCTTCGCGGATGATACCGCTTACGCGGATACGGTTGCCGTGTTTGACGCATTCGAAGACGGCGCAACCTATGGCGTGCCGCCGTTTACCTTAGCGCAATCTTGGGAGGAAGTAACAGCCGCACCCGCGTTTACGGGCTTGTTAAACGAGACGTATGGAAGCGGAGCAGAGGCGGCTTATTCAACCCGTCGATTGAATGGCAACGTAACGGACTGCATGGTGATTCGCAGGGCATCGGATAGCACGACCACAACGATAGGCTTTGACGGTTCAGGCAACATCTCGGAGGCAGATATTATTTCGTTCTGCACGGGTACGACGTGCACGGTAAGCGAGTGGAAAGACCAAAGCGGAAACGGGAACGACGCGACCGCGGCAAGCACAGGAGTAGAGCCAACCATTTACACGGGTGGGGCGTGTGTGAAGGAGAACGGAAAGGTGTCGTTAGACTTTGGTGGTACAAGTCAACTCGATTTTACGACAATTGCGAAAGTTGATGTTGACCCGTTCGCTGTGTTTACAGTTGCCCAAGACACACCGAACAACCTTCTTTTTGTAGACTCTACGGATAACCAAAATGATGCGCTTTTAGTCTTTACTTCTTATGGTCAAATGCGCTCAAGGTGGAACGGGTCTGTATACATTGACTTCATAAATTCGGATAGTTTATATCGGCTTTTTTCTGTCATTGATGACGGCACGAACCCCGTGAATTATTATTACAGCGGTGAATTAGTAACGGACGCAGCTTATCCAGTAACGAACAAAGCTATCAATTTAAACCGCATTGGCGGCACTGGTTACCAAGCATCACAACAATATGCGGGTATAATGCAAGAAGCTATTTTTTACGCTTCGAACAAATCCAGCGTCCGCACCGACATCGAAGAAAACATTGGCGACTACTTCACCCAAAACACGCCACTGCTCGACACGTACACGGGAGCAGCTGCTTGCTATTCTTTGCGACTGATGCGCACGGCATACACAGGCTCAGCGGTAGAGGTTTACAACGGGAGCAGTTACGCTGACATCGGGTTTAATGTATTCGGTGAGTTGGATACGGTTGCACTTGCGGCGCACTGTGGAAGCAATGACGGGTTCGTTTCCAAGTGGTACGACCAATCGGGAAACAGCAACGACGCGGCGCAAGGGGTTACGGCGAATATTCCAAAGATTTACGACGGGACGACGGGCGTAAAGTTAGACGGCGCTAAACCGTGTATAACCTTTGATGGCTCTAATGACGGAATGGGTTTTGATTCATCTGGAATGGACATTGGTTCTCTTTCGTCATTGTGTGTGGGTCGATATAATGTTCTCGCTTCTGATGTGTTGTTTGGTATATCTGGAAGCACAAACGATAAAAGATGGTACGCCCCATTTGCCGATGCAGCCACTTTTCGGTTTGGATACGCTGACAATTCATCAGCGGCAACCACAACTGGAGATACCGACAAGCACTTATTTACGATGATGGCTGGTTCGGTTTTGGGAAATATGCAAAGTTGGATTGATGGAGCGACCGTAGGTACGGCCACTTTAACTAGTGGTATTGACCCTGTTAATGGAATCGGTAACTTCAATGGCTCATTTAATGCTAACTGCAATGTCCAAGAAGTTGTTATTTACAACTCCGACCAATCCAGCAACCGCACGAACATTGAAACCAACATCAACACGTTCTACAACATATACTCATGAACGGATATATAATCGTACTACCAACGCCCACGCAGACAAGCGAAGCACGGGCAAAGCAAATAACCCGCGAGCTGTACAACATCTCTCGTCCCGTTCTCATACAAGCAGAGTGGGAAGTCGATTCTGCCGTGTTCGGTATCGTGGTACACCCTGACGGAGTACAGAACGCGCTGCAAGTGGATACCGACTATCTGATAAACGTACACCCAGCCGCAAACCTCGAACGCCTTGTTGCTTGCTTTCCTGAGCTTTCGAACGATGAGCGGTATTCCCTGAGCAGTTACGTGCAAGTGAATCAGAAGTTCCCGTTCGGGCATATCGTGCCGAGCGATACGACCATAAGAACACAGGAATATATGGTTGAGAATGGTTGGTTCCCTGATGAGCCAACCGATGAAATTTAAATTGAGTAAATTGCACGCATGAAGGTAACGATACAAAAACCATACAACAAAGGCGGCTGGAAATGGCCCGCCGGAAAGGTTGTAGACGTTTCGAATAAGTTTGCCGCAAAGCTTAAAAAAGGCGGCTATCTAGACAAGCCCGAAAAAAAAGAATCAAAAAAAATTAAAGAGTAATGGCACAAACAACAGGCATTATCAATTCGTCGAGCATTCGGGTATTTCTTGGAACAACAGACGATTCAGAGGTAGTTATCGACCACGTAACAGAGTGCAGTATTTCCATGACCACGGATATGCGCGACATCACTACAAAGACAAGCGGGGGATACCGTGAACTTTTGCCCGGTTTGAAGTCGGCCAGTATGAGCGTGAGCGGCCTTTTTGCAGAGGACGCTACCAACGGTTACAACCAACTCATTGACCACCAATTGGCAGGCGATAAGCTTTTCGTAATCTTCACGAATACCGGAGGCGGAGCAACTGCAAACGCAGGCGACGAGCAATTTGATATTGAAGGTTATATCTCAAGTCTTGAGCAAACCGCAGGCGTAGAGGACAACGTCGGCTTTTCTATGACTATCGAAGTAACTGGCACAGTTGTACGTGAGGTAATTGCGTAATATCTTTGCCACATGGTAGAGATAAAATTAGACGGCAAAACCTTCCCCATTCGTGCAACAATGCGCGCTTGGAGAAAGTTTGAAGACGCGACAGGTAAAAAGGTAGCAGACGTTGACAGCAACGACGTTACTTTAATTCCTGAGCTGGTTTATTATTTTGTGCAAGAGGGTTGCAAAAGCCAAGGCATGGCGTTCGAAATGGACGTTGACGATTTCTTTGGTATGATAGAAATATCAGATTTGCAAAAACTCAGCGAAGCCGTGGCGAAAGTCATGGGCGGCACACAAAAAAAAACAAAGGCCAAGGCAAGCCGTTGACATGGGATGAAATAGAAGAAATGGGGTTAGGCCAATTGCGTCTAACCCCTTTTTTGCTTTATGGTTTGACGTTCGCAGAGTTTGGCAACGCAATGGCGGGGCACTACAAAGAAATCGAAGAACGGGAAAAAGCGGAATGGGAGCGCACGCGGTGGCTTGCAGCCATTACAATCAACCCACACGTAAAGAAAAGAATAACACCAAAAGACTTGGCAACCTTCCCATGGGAGAAGAAAGAAAAGGCTGCCGACGGAATTGGTATCTTGCGACAGTTAGCAAAGTAAAGCAATGGCAAAATTAGGCGATTTAATTGTAAGGGTTGGCGCGGATACGACGCAGCTAAATAAGAAACTTGGCGACGCACGTAAAAGCATAGCCAAGAACACGCGAGAGATTCAGCAGCTTGGCCGAAATATGACCGTCGGAATAACTGCGCCACTGGCTTTAATGGGTGCAAGCAGCGTGCAGGCATTCCGCGAACAGTCTAAAGCCATTGCACAGGTTGAGGCGGGTTTGAAGTCTACGGCGGGGCAAGTCGGAATGACTTCGCAGGAGTTGCAAAAGATGGCAACCGATTTGCAGAATAAAACGCTGTTCGGTGATGAGGTTATTCTTAAGGATGCAACCGCACAGCTTTTAACGTTTACCAATATTACCGGAGAGAACTTTGGACGCACACAGGAGGCAGCGCTAGACCTTGCCACGCGATTGGATGGCGATTTAAAAAGCGCGTCCATTCAATTGGGTAAAGCGTTAAACGACCCGGTGGCAAACCTTAGCGCGTTGAGCCGTTCAGGTATCCAATTTAGCGAAGACCAGAAAAAAGTAATTAAATCACTTACGGAAACGGGCCATCTTGCAGAGGCGCAAACGCTGATACTTGACGAACTCAACAAGCAGTACGGAGGTAGCGCAGAAGCAGCAGCCGAGGCAGATGGCGGCTTTACGCAGTTGGCTAATTCATTCGGCGATTTACAGGAGGAAATAGGCCGATTATTAGTTCAATATTTACGGCCAATTGTTGACCAGCTTAAAACGTTTGTGCAGTTCTTACAAGGCACCAGCGACGGCACAAAAAACGTGGCCTTAGCCATTGCAGGAATTGCGGCAGCCATTGGCCCTGTCTTGCTTATTTTGCCCAACTTAATAAGCGGAATAAAAGCGGCACAGGTAGCGTTTAAATTTCTCAACACTACTATGCTTGCAAACCCGTTTGCACTTGCTGCCACGGCCTTGGCTTTGGTTGTTACGGGTATCATAATGCTCACGGATGAAACCAAAAAGGCAACAACTGCAATTGATGACTTAACCGAGGCAAACAAGAATTTAACGCTTGAGGAACAGAAACGAAATATTGAAGCGTCGATTGACAAGCAGAAAAAACTGGTTGATGAATTAAAAGCCGAAAAGGAAGCCAAAGATAAAATTGTCGATGCTGGTTACGGAGGCAAGGCAAAGAAAGAGCAGAACGAAGCGACCACGGCATACTTAGCCGCTACCGGACAACTTGAAAAAATGGGCGAAATGTTGGCAGAAGTCAACAGCCAATTAGAAGGCACAGACG